TTGTAAGAGCAGTTTTCTTCGACGCCTTCTTTGCATCCTGTTCCTTCTGATCCATGTGCTTGGGGTTGTACATCTTGTTGTGAAGTTTCCACAGATCTGGACCACCTACCCTGAAGTTTTTCCTAACTGTTGCTTTGTACCAAAAAACACAATCTTGAATCCTATTGGATTTCACTGTATTATCCAATACAAGACATTCGTAATTTTCTGTACATGCATCCATTACCTTATTGAACATATCGAAACTTGGGAAAATACCAAAAAATGATTTATACAACTTTTCTCTATTCTGGAGGATATTCTCCCTGAGGAGGAAGACATAATCAACATTGGCTCGAAGTGCTGGAGGTAAATCCATACAGTATTGCATCGTCAACATGAAGAAAATCTTCCAGTGCCTACCATTCATAAAACATTGTCGAATACAAGGATCTTTGAGAAACTTATTGTCGTACATACAATCATCTAAAAGCATAAAAGCTCCACAATTTTTTTTACCGGCACCCACCAACTTACGCTGTCTCGCCATGACTCTCTCAATAGCATCTTTATCGTAATCACCGTACACGAATAAATCGGGGATGAACTCGGAGTAGAAATGATTCCCTTCTTCTGTTCCTGAAAGAACAATACCAGCTGGAAGATGTTTCTTATGATACATGATATCTTTCACGAGGGTTGATTTACCTGTATTACGCTTACCGATAAATACGATGACCTTATCGTCGGCGATACTTTCAGGTCTGAATTTCTTCAACTGAAGATCCATTCTACTCTAGTGTCTCGTTTTATTTAGCAAAATTTTACTCATATAGAGTAGGAATGGCTGGTCGTCTGAGACTTGCCGCCACCGGAGTTCAAGATGAATGGCTCACAGGTGAACCACAATTTTCATACTTCCTGACGAATTTCAAAAGACATACAAAGTTTGCATTCGACTATGTGGAGAGTCAGTTTGATAGACAGATTGACTTTGGAAAGATTGTAACTTGTAGAATACCCAATGATAAAGGTGATCTCGTCAGTAATTTTACACTTAAGGTGACTCTACAAGATCCAACCCCTGATCCAGGTGGTCAAAATAAAACCATCTGGTCTCCTTCTATCATAACACATCTTATCGAATATGCAGAACTTCTTATCGGTGGACAGCCCGTAGAGAAGATCACAGGCGAATACATTTATATGCATCAACAACTCCATAATACCAATGATGATATAGAACAGACTTTGTATTTTCTAAATGGACATGGGAATATATTGAGTTATCAGTCTGGTACACCTTATACCTATTTCATAGATCTTCCATTCTATTTTTATAGAAATCCATCACTCGCCATACCGACCTGTGCACTGACTAAACAACTCGTTGAATTACGAATTAAAATAAGACCCCTCAAAGATCTAATCTTTGGTGGAGCTCCTTCGGGTGTTACCAGCTCGATTGAGAAGTTTTCGGTTGATACAGAGTTTGTCTACGTGACACCAGATGAAAGAAACTTTTTAATGTCCAGACCCCTCGATTATGTCATCACACAGGTGCAATTAGCACAATTCAAAATGAAAGCTGGTGAAAATGAAAAGTCTGTAATGCTCAACTTTTCTCACCCTGTCAAGGAACTGTATTTCGTTTCACAATCCGAACAGTCGGTTCAAAACAACTATCCAAATGAATATAACACAATATCAACTGCATCATTGAGATTCAATAATGAACTCGTATTCAAACGAGATACAAAGTTTATCGCATATGAACAAGCTCTCAAACATCATGTGAATTCCCCATTCGCAGGTGTAATCACACCTGGTGGTGTATTTGGTAATGACAAATTCGGACCCGCCAAGTTTGGTATGTATTCTTTCGCACTGAGTCCCGAACGAGCACACCCAACCGGGCAAGTGAACATGAGTCGGATCTCCCATAAACTGTTTACGATTAAGATAGACCCTATAAACGACGGGGTTGAGAATCACACTAGAGTGTACGCAATAAACTATAATGTTCTGCGTATCGAAAGTGGTTTAGCGGGATTAAAATTTTAGGTTGATATAGTAGTAATGGCTGGACAAGTTCAGCTTGCAGCATCTGGACCTCAAGAGAAGTACTTCACGCTGAACCCAGACTACAGTTATTTTGTAGAAAGTTTCAAAAAACATTCAAACTTTTCTACTCAGTACGTTGATATAGAACCTGAAAACCAGGTAAACTTTGGAAGTAAAGTTCAATTCAGAGTTCCTCAAAATAATGGGGATCTCCTAAAGACATTGAGTGTGAAGTTCACACTCCCACCCCTGACCAATAATATGATATACATCGAGTCTGTTGGTCATGCACTCATAGAATATGTAGATCTGATTATAGGTGGAAAAGTGATACAAAGAATCACCAGTGACTATCTCCAAATATATTCCGAACATTACATTACACAAACGAAACAAAAAGCACTAGAGCAACTCATCGGGAAATATCCTTTGAGAACCTCTGATAAACTTGTTTCACAGGTTGCGAATAATGCTGGTATAATTATCAATGGCACTTTAGGTTTGGGAACGGAGGAAAACTTCTTCGTGGATCTTCCATTCTATTTTCACGAACATCCAGAATTAGCGGTACCCCTATGTGCTATAAACAAACAAGAAGTTGAAGTTGAGTTCAAGTTGAGAAATGCACAAGATATCGTGATAAAGATCAATGGCAATTACGAAAAACTTGAACAGGGTATAAGTATTTCAGACTTTCAATTGTGTTCAGAACTCGTATATCTTGATTGTGTTGAAAAGGTGAAAATACAGAATACATCTAGAGATTACTTGATTACCCAAATACAGGAGAATGTTTTTGATGTAGGTCTAGGTGTAAACGAGGGTTCTTTCAAGTTAGATATCGTAAACCCGGTCAAAGAGTTATATTTTGTGATTCAACGTCAGGGTACTACGGGTGATGGAATCACTCAGGGTAATTTCGTTACACCATTTGATTACGACAACCTGTATGCAGTCATAGATGATAAACTCATTCTCTATGAAAATCTAGACTATCTCACCCTCACCCTTGATGGTCAGGACATTATCACACAGGATACAGGTAATGTCATATTTCTTAAAGCTATCCAGGCGGCAATTCACCACTCTAAGACACAACTCATTCGAAGATTCTACTCGTATAGTTTCGCTCTTCAACCAGAAGAATGGTATCCAACTGGTCAGGTCAATTTCAGTCTCGTAAAAGAGCAGATTCTAAATCTCAACCTGACAGATAGTCCAGATTTTGCACGACAGATTCGTGTATATGCCGAAAGTTACAACATATTACGCGTAAGTGAGGGAATTGCAGAAACTCTTTTTGATACCAAATATTAAAGATGAATATGCAAACTGGATTTGGTGATGCAGGTGATGGTATGGCAGAACAGTACATTGACACCATGATTAACATCCTATTACCTGTTATAGAAAGAAGTACTTTACTCGCAGCCGAATATTCCAAGGCATGTGGGAGAGATGCACTCCTCTCAGAAGATATGGAATATGCGATGAAATACTGTGTCATGCATACTGTTGGAAACACTATAGGTCCTTCGTTTCCCGAGATTTACGACGAAGTGGACTCAGACGAAGAAATTGAAGTAGTATCACCAGAAGACTGCCCCCCATTCGAGAGATATACAGGAAACGACCCAACATATCTCCAGATGAACGATGCATATGACCAGTGGGATTCTTGGATTCCCCAAAACCCGACAGAAGAGTTGTTAAAAAATGCTGTTAATAGTAATGAGCACATGGGAGCCTGAGGCTTGGTCATTTTCTGACGATACGTTTAAAAAATTCGAATCCCACGTAAGCTCTAGTGACGATTCATCAGATGATGAACAACTCTTTTCGAAAATGAAAACGCTAAAAAAGAAGAAGTTTAAAAAGAAGGTCGAAAGGGAAAAACTTTCATTTGAATAATTATTTTCCCAGTGTAACATATAACACTCATAATGGAATCCGCCGCCAAGACCGTTACCCTTGTCACCCAGGAGCTCGAGACCCAGTCGCTCAACGCGATCGTCGCGGGTTTCTCTTTCGCCGCTGCCATGTCCTGGATGGACCTCGTCCGATGGGTCATCAGCCAAATCGTGAAGGTGCCCAAAAATGGTGGTACCCAGTACGCTCTGACTGCGATCCTAACCACACTCCTCTCCATCGCGGTCTATATGGTTGTCTCAGGTGTGTCCACCCGCGTTTCCAAACCCGCTCAACCCGTCTACGCGGTTACCCGGTAAGATCTTTTAGATTTACTGGACATAAGCGCTATTAATATGAATCCGAATACTACAACAATACCGATGTAGATTTTCCACTTATAAGGATCCTCCTTTTCAGAGATGCTTATAGTTGTTTCCTCTTCCTTTTCTTTCTCTTCCACTGGAACTTTTGGTAGATTCTTTAGTTTATCGGTAGAACATGTAATTTCAAATTTTAAGATATGATCTTGATTCATAAAGTCATATGGAATGAGTCTCCCATGACTCATGTAGAAAAACTCCACTTGAATATGTTTGATATACTTCTGTGGTCCTGTGTGAAAGTTGTGTGTAAACACATCATCCATTCCATTAAAGTTTATAAAGTCAGAGCCATCTAAGAGAATGTGACCTGTATAAAATGGTGTAGATGTGTATACACTTTGTGTAAATTCGTCAGATCCAGCTGTGAGTTTTAGAACAAGAGTATTTGGTCCAACGAGATTAATAGCACCAGAAGTCAATACATTACTCGTAGAGTTGTAATCAGTTGAACCAAATCCAAGTACCTGGTGAGGTGAAGTCACTGTCGAGGATTCCTCGAGATATCCATTTGTCCCAGTGTAAAATTCAAAAGTAAATGTATTTCCTGTACCAACATTGGAAAATGTAAGTCTCTTGGTATCTGTGTCAAAACTGACTTCACTCACATTGGATACTGGGGGAGCGAGTTCAGCTTCGAGATGTGTGGCTAAATCACCACCAGTGGGATAATCCGCATTCGTGAGTGACACAGTCTGACCATCAACACTGAATGTGTTATTTGTTGTACATAATGTGAGTTGTGGAGTAGGAATGCGGGCGGATACGAGTTTAATTTCTGAAACGTCATAGATTGGATTCTCTAGGGTGATGACATAGTTATTCGGGTTCGAGTATGTATTCGAATAGGCGTCAATAATGTATGTATTACTTTCATCGTAATATGTGTTTGAAGCAATCACATTGATTCCACGCTGACTACTATCTATGCTGAGGTTATGGACCTTCATTAAAATAGAGGGATACTATTTTAATGATTGTTTTTGTCTAATTACAAAACTATACTTTTTAATGAGAGAGGCTGTGCGCCAGTGGGTTGTTCTGGAGTTGCTTCTTCGCCACATCAAGATGACGGGTATTGGGGTTCTCGTTACCCTTATAGGCATTGAATTGGTGGAAAGGTTTCTGTTTGTAGTTCTGACTCCAGCCACCATTCGCGGGGGCAATGCGACCATCGATGCGAGTTGTGTCACTACGAACTGTGGTGAGACGACCACCCTGTTTGAGGGCACTCTCGCGAACGTTCATACGACCCGCGTTACCCATGCGGTTGGGCTTACCACGACGATCCTCGGGGCGGAAACCATACTTCATGAGCTCTTCGTTCGTCTTCGCAACCACCTTAGAAGCGGCACTACTCGTATACCCACCATGATGGCTGTGAATGCCTGGAGCTGGGCGGTTGCCGTAGGTGTACTGCTCATCGTTACGATCACTCTTGAAACGAGTGGGATCTTGGGGCATCGTTTGGGCTGAGATAAATCGTTTAGCACCATTGAAACCGAGACCATCTTCACGGAGACCAGTTTCAGAACGGTTAGTGGTACGCTTAGTCTTCTCATGCTCTGTGCGAGGTACAACACCAGACATACCTTGTGCACGACCAGGCATGGCGGGGAGTCTAGAGGGGAGATAGGCTGTTGTATCAGGTTTGTTGTGAGTGAGTTCACCAACAACCGCCGAGCGACCGCCAGTGACATCCGCTGCGGGACCAGCTCGCCCTGGGAGAGTGGTCAGTCTGTAAGCACCGACATTTACAGGATTGACTCTGAACATCTGCTGGTAACCACCGACAGCTGGAGTATTCCCACCGACACCTAGACCTGGGCCAACAAGTTGCTTCTCTACGGGGGAAAGATTGTTCATACGACCAGTATCATACATACGGTTTCGCATGTTCAAGACTTCTTGACCACCAGACCTCTGTTGCCTAG